TGGAAGAAATTGAAGACGAAAGATATGAATTACTCTTTGGTGATGGTGTTTTAGGCAAGGCACTGGAGAATGGTGCGAGGGTGGAAGTGTCTTACCTAACCACTTCTGGTCCAGAGAGCAATGGTGTGCGTACATTCGTCTTCTCTGGTGTCCTAGAGAACCCACAAGGCGTCTCTCCCAACTCTTTTGATGTATCTATCACATCAACGGTTGCCGCTGCTGGAGGCGAAGAAATTGAGAGTACAGAGAAGATCCGCTATACAGCACCAAAAGCATATGGCACACAAGATCGTGCCGTTACTGCTGATGATTACTCTGCTATCATTCGCAGAATATATCCTGCCACAAGCGACATCATTATATTTGGAGGAGAGGATCAAGACCCACCACAATACGGAAAAGTATTCATTGTACTGAAACCGAAAGATGCTGCTTATTTGACATCACTAACAAAGAGCAACATTGTAGCAGAATTACAAAAATACTCTGTTGCTTCTGTTGAACCAGAGATTATCGACCCTTCTATTCTCTACATCGAACTAAACAGTAAAATTTACTATAACGGATCTTCGACTGATCAGACTCCATCTCAGATTAGAGATAAAGTAATTGGCGGTGTACAAAATTACATTGATATTTCTGATATTGAGAAGTTCAACGGTAAGTTTAGACACAGTAAAATGGTTGGTGTTATTGATGATGCCGATCGTAGTATCAACTCAAATCTCACTAGTGTTACAATGAGAAAGGATTTTTATCCTCAACTCAATTCTACTTTCTATTATGAGATTTGTTTCCAGAACTCGTTTGATGAAGATTGTGATGGACCAACTCTTTCCACTACTGGATTTAGAGTCACTGAGTATCCTAACTTTGATGTTTATTTAGAAGATAGGGATGGCAAAATTGTCCTATATAGACTAGATACTGCAACTGGCGAAAAGGTTGTCCTCAACAAAGAAGTTGGCGACATTGATTATGTAAAAGGTGAATTGAGAATGTACGATTTGACTATCATCAAGGGTACATATTTTGATAATCGCATCTCTGTTAGAGTAAAACCACTATCTAATGATATCAAGGCACTCCGCGAGGTTTACCTTGACGTTGATGTAGCGAATTCAAGTTTCACCGCATATAAAGAGTAAGTAAATGGCTGCTGTTAAGACTAAGAGAATTTCAACTCTAATCGAGTCACAGCTTCCTGAATTCATTTCTACGGAGTACGAACTGTTTGCTAAGTTTGTACAAAAGTATTATGAATCTCAGGAAGTTCAGGGCGGTCCTTTAGACGTTCTTAGCAACTTACAAAAATATGCTGATATTGATTACTACGAGAAGAATCTTTTAAAGCAGAATGATTCTCTTGTTTCTACTATCAGTGCTACAGATACCACTATTACTCTTGTAGATGCCAGTTCTTTCCCCAAGAAGAATGGTTATGTAAGAATTGGTAATGAGGTTGTTTTTTATGCTTCTAGAACCGACACAGACCTCCTAGAGTGCTCTAGAGGTGTTAGTGGTAACACAACCATAGGAGACTTGTATTCTGCCTCCGATTTTAACAGCACTGATGCTGCTCAGCATGTTGCTGGTGAAAAAGTATACAATGTCAGTAATCTATTCTTATATGCTCTAGTTAAGAATTTTGAATCTCAGTATTTGGGTTCTTTTCCAGAAAAGTATCTTAAAGGAGAAATTGACAAAAGAACTTTAATCAAAAATATTCAAAAGTTCTATAAAACAAAGGGAACTGATAGTTCTATTAAGTTTATCTTTACAACAATTGTTTCAAAGGATGATACTAATAGTCCAGAAGTTTACAAACCAAAAGATTTTACTTACAAAGCATCAAAGTCAGATTGGATTAATGTCTACGCTCTGAAAGTAAAAGTAATTTCTGGTGATCCAAAAAACTTAATTGGTCAACGTGTTACTCAACCAGAAACTAACGAATATGGTTTTGTTTCTGCAACTGTTGATAATGTTTATCCAGATGGGACTGCTGATGGAGAACAAATCTGGAATATTGTCTTAGCACCCGAAACCGTAACTGGAGAATTTGCTGTTTCGACAAAAACTCGTTTAGAAAAAACTCTATTACAAAATGATGGTGTTGGAAAGCGTGTAAATGCATTCTCAACGATCGGTTGGGGAAAGAGTGGTGAAATTTTGATCGGACAGGAAACAATCAAATTTGAAGAAAAGAATATCACTCAATTTGTCATTAAAAAAAGAGGAGACGTTACTTACACCCATAACGCTGGCAAACCTATTTACAAACCAGTTATCATCTCTGGTTCTGGAGTAAGTCTTCTCACCCTTGGCGTTGTATATAACTTCACAACTAGTTCTTCACAACCACATTCATATCCTGGTGATACGATTCAAGTATCAAATCCTGGTTTTGAGACATCTGACCCAAAAATTGTAAGAACTGGTACAAATCAACCAAGATGGATCTTAAGTAACAATTTACCAATTAACTCTCCCACCGTACCATCTGTACAGACTTCTTTGGGACAAACATCAACAGATGTGTCTGCTATTTTTGCGGACGATCAATATTATTATATCACATCTTCTGGTTTCCCATCATATAAAATTCTAGATGGGTCTGTAGTAACACAACCAGTACAAGATCAAAAGTTACTTCGTATTGTTAGAAAGAATTCAACAAGAACTACAGAAAAGTATAAAACTCCCAAATCAGATGTTGGTGTTTTATTAAATGGTGTTCGTTTGTATGGATATCGTGATCCAGAGAGCATTAGATTTGGCAGACTAGAATCAATTGCTGTCAATACTCAAGGCAAAGGTTATCAAAAACCACCATTTGTTTTAATTGATGGTGTTCCAAATAAAGCAAGAGCAGTTCTCTCTGGTTCTGTTGTTGAAAGATATATTGTTGATACAGATACCGTATTTCCAAGGGTTCCAAATGTAGAAGTTACTTCTGGTAGAGACGCTGTTGTTAGAGCTATTGTAACTGGTGATCAAGTAACTAGTTTGGTTATTGACAATCCAGGTGAATATTATTCTTCACCTCCTATTGTTAGAATTACGGATAGAAACGGAAAAGGAAGATTCGCTGATTATACTGCTATTGTAGATACCGATGGAAAGATCACGGGATTTACACAAAATTCTGCTGGCAATTTTTATACACAGAGTACAGTAAGAGTTGATATTATTCCAGTAGGTAGCGGAGCTACTGCCACTCCATTATTAACAGAATGGAATTTTAACAGATTTGAAAAACTAAAGTCTAAATTAGATACTGAGTATGGATACTTGTTTGAAAACTACAACAATGTTTTAGAATATGGTTACGGACATGTTGCTAATCCAAAAGCACTTAGAGTTGCTTTGAATGATAATATTAGTTCGTCTGGACTAGAACCAGTAACTAAAACACACTCCCCCATTCTTGGATTTGCTTATGATGGCAATCCTATCTATGGACCATTTGCTCATGAGAATCCACTAGATTCTCAGTCACCAATTGTTAGGATGACATCTAGTTATGATGTCAATGGATCACGTCCTGGTGGTCCATCTTTAAATACTTACCCATTGGGAACATTTACCAATGATTACACCTATGTTCATAAATCTGGTTCACTAGACGAGAACAATGGAAGATTCTGCATCACTCCAGATTTCCCAGAAGGAGTTTATGCTTATTTCCTTACTATTGATAGCAATCAAGTACCGCAATACCCATATGTTTTAGGTGAAAATTTCTATTCACTACCAGTTGATAGTAACTACAATTCTAACATTAATCAGAACGATATTCCAAAAAATTCCAAGAGATTCTTTATTCCTGGTATGCCAAGGAATGGAGATGGTGTTGTAGCACAAGTAGCAGAAGTTAAGTCTGGAACTGTCGATTCTATTTCTATTGATAGATCATCTAGCAATTTTTCGGTTAATTCCAAAGTTTACTTTAACAATAAAGGATCTGAAGGTTCGGAGGCAGAGGCTCTAGTACAATCTGTAAAAGGAAAAGCAGTACAGTATCTTGATAGTTATGAAAACAAAGTCGTAAAGTTGACAACCATTCAGAATGCTTATTTGTTTACCGATGATGTTTTACGTCAACCATCGTCCAACGCTTCTGGAACGATTGTTGGAAATGTAACGAATGACAATGTTATTGTATTAAAAGATGTTATTGGAACATTTGATAACACAGGAACATTTTCTGCTGATATCAAAACTTTCTTCATTCTTTTGGATCAGAGGAGTTCATATACAAAAGGTGCTACTCTTAGTTTGACTGATGGTATCAATCCACCTGTTGCCACGGCAGAAATCTTAAACGGAACTAGTAGTCAAAATACTGTTGAAATTAAAGTTCTCTCTGGTGATTGGTTGCTATTCAATGATCCAGATGTTGATTATTTCCTACAATCATCTGATGTATTCAATACTTCTGGAACAAGAGCAGTAACTTTAACTTCGCTTAGTGATAATCTAGAACCATTTGAAGTTAATCAAAGTGTTGCTCTAATTGAAACAGCAAATAACCACGGACTTGGTATAGGTGATAGAGTAGATGTTGATATTTTCCCAGATGATAATATTAAAACTAAAACCTATTATCTGAGAAAAAGACTATATCAAGAAATTACTTTACAAACACCCAAGTTTTCTTCTACTATTGATGATACTGGCATTGGAAGATTCCAGGTGTTAAATGGTGGTGCCGATTATACACAAGGAACTTACACCAACATTCCATTGACTGGAGGAACTGGGACTGGTGCCACTGCAGATATTACTGTTTCTAGTGCTGGTGTAGTTTCCAATATCACAATTCAAGCAAAAGGGTCTGGTTATAGAAAAGCAGATTATCTTGGTGTAGATGATGAATCTTTACAGAGAGCAGGAGCATCACTTAGCACATCTAGATTAACTTTATATGTTGATCATGTTGGTTTTTCTGCTGGATCTACAATTCTTACAGCAGATAGTACAACGGGATTTTCTAATGGAGATTTGATTTCTGTTGGAGAAGAAGTGATGGAAATTGTTTCTGTCAATGGAAAGAATTTGACAGTTACAACTGGCAGAGAGAATACAACTGTTGTAGATCATTTCGATGGTCAAGAAATTTCTCTTTATAAAGCAAGATATAATTTCACTTCAAATTTCCAGGTTGGAACTTCCGCTGGTTCTGGATTTGTTAAGTCTTATGATTCAGAAACCCAAAAAGTAACCATAGTATATGATTATGGTATTAGTAAATCTACTGCTCAGGATATTAAAGTAAGCACAACTTTCTTTGATTCTAGTTCTCCTCAAAGATTGGTTTCTGTAAAAACTGCTAACCCCATTGACTTTAAGTTTGAATTTTCTGAGGACAATGTAAACTACACTGCTAATCCAAATATTGATATACAAGAGTTTTACAAATATAAATTTGACACTTCACACTCTTCTCTAGTTGGAACTTACTTTGATTTAAGTCCAAGTAAAAACTATAATATCATCACAGTCGAAAAGCAAGCATCAAATATCCTCCCAGGAAATCCAGGATCATTTACTGATGTAAAATTTGGATTTGGATCAAGACTTGCTTCCAATATCTACAACAATAAAGTTGGAACTGATTTTACTAATTTTTACTACTTTGATAAAAATGGTATTGTAAACTCTGATGGAAAATATTTAAAAATTGTAACTGATCCACTACAAGGATCAAAAACTGTAATTTATGTAACTCCAAATAGGTTTGTTTATGATGTTCCTTCCAAACCTCTTTGGGATGGATCTGGAAATATTACTTATACAACAACTGGTCAATTTGCCGTTGGAGAGATTAATAGTTTTAAGATTACCAATTTAGGATTGAATTATAAAAAAGTACCTGTAATTGACGGTGTAGATCCAAATGCTAATTTTAAAGCACAAGCGACTGTTCTGTTTGATTCTGTAACTAATACCATTACAGGTGTTAGAAGAGATAGTAAAGGATCAAATTATGTAAATCCAAAAGCAATTGTTGTTGATGGAGATGGAGTGGATGCTAAATTTAAGATTGTAGTTAGAGATGGTGAAATTTTCTCCATTACAGTAGAGAATCCTGGAAGAGGATATACATATGCTCCAAAAATTGAAATTGTTGAGGGAGATGTTGAAGCATATGTAGACAGTAATACTATTGGCGTTCCACAAAGTATTAATATCATTAAAAATGGAGGAGCATTCCATTTAGATAAAACAGTTGCTTCTACTTTCTCAACGAAGTATGTTGTATCTTTATCTAATTTCTCTGGAGAATTTCAGAAGGGGGAAACAGTTGTTCAGAGAATTGGTAACACAGAGGTTTCTAGAGCAAAAGTATCAGAATGGAGGTTTGGATCCAATCTATTAAAAATAGAATCTGTAGATGGCATCCTTAGAGAAAATATTGAAATTACTGGATTAACTTCAAAATCTTCTGGAAAAATTAAAAGTATCTTTGTAAGTACATTTGTAGAAAATATTACAGCATTCTTTGATAACATTGGTTACTATAAATCTGATAGAGGAAAGTTAGGAGTTTCCAATCAGAAGATTTTAGATAGTTATTTCTATCAAGATTATTCTTATGTCGTAAAGTCGAAGACTCCTATTGATCAGTGGAGAGAATTAATTAAATCCACCACACACCCTGCTGGATTTAAACTATTCGGTCAAGTTGATGTAGAAACTGATGCTGCTGTAGAAATGCCAGCAGAAATGCCAAAGGCATCACATTTCAGTGTTATTCAACTTTGGGATCCAAATAAGAATAAGATTAGCGTTGAGAATACTAGAAGAACCATTACACAAATGGTTCAAAAAATTGAAAATCAGAGAATCAAGAAAGGTGTTGGTTCTGCTGCTACTTCCGAGTTTAACTTCAATGAGTCAAGAGCGTTTACGTTTAAATTATCTGCACCATTTGATGGATATTATGATTCTGATGGTAGATTACAGGGAACAAAAACATTCCAGTTATTAGATGATAATGGTTTACCATTTAATCCAACTAGTGCTAAAAATTTAATTATCACATTAGATGGAGTTTTACAAGAACCAGAAGTAGCATATACTATCTCTGGCGATACCATTACTTTCTCCCAACCACCTCTTGGTCCAAATCAAAAGCTAACAGGTTCAAATTTATCGGAACTTACCGAATATAAAGGTGTAACTTTTTACGGAAGATATTTCACATTTAAAGTCAATCAATATAATACAAGATACTTTAAGAAAGTTAGGAACATTTTCCAAAGAAGTGGAAGATGGTTAGATTCTGCTAATCAGATTGAACGAAATAGAGAATTTATTATTTCGGAATCTGTTGGGTATGGAATCGAAAATTACCCCACTCTTGATTGGAGTACAAAACTTGATGATTATCAAAGAGATATTGGTTACATTTTAGATGCCTATGAGCACGACATCAGATTTGGTGGTAATGTAAAAACAGTTGATTATGTCTCTATTTTTGGGCAAGATAGCAACTATGATTACATTACAAAGAATAAAACAGAGTCATTAAGTATTTTTAAATATACTACAAATTTAGCAAAACTTGCTATCAGAAACTGGGATATTGTTGAGAAAGGAGTTTCTTACATTCAAGGTTCTACTTCAATGACAGTTAATGATACTAACCGCCTTGCCGTTGGTATGCATGTAAGTTCTGGTAGAGCATATCCAGAAGGAACAAAGATTGTATCTATCGATAGTGATACTCAAATTACATTGTCTCGCGCTGCTCTAGCAAACTCAGGTGGAGGAGGTGGTGCTCCTACTGGAGTTACTGATCTTGATGGATCAACTGGCGGAAGTGATCTTATTCTTACTACAAACACTGGTTCTGTACAACCAGGAAATACATTTAGTGTTGATTCAGGAGATGTTCTTCAGGCACCAATTTCATTCTCATCATCAGATGATGCTACATTTTTCTTCAGTGGTATTAACAGTGGAACTTTCTATGATGCTTCTAATTTAATTGCTGCTAATAAAGAGTATCTACAGGAAGAAATTAGTGGATATACTTATGCTACTTACAATCTACCTGCTGGTGATCAAGTTAAGTGCCGTAGAGATCTTGGTTATTTAATCGATGCCATTGTATATCATTTAAGACTTGGCGGTAACGAGAAAGTAGTTGAGTTTGCTAGATTATATTATACAAACGCTGGATATCCTTCAGGAGAAAGATTAACTTACATCAACAGAACAGCAGAAGAAACTGCTGCTGCTATTGATGCTTGGAATAAACTTGGCGAGAAAATGGTTCTTGCTATGAGAAACAATTTAGGAGCAGGAACATATACTAGTATTACTCCAGTAACCGATTTATCTATTGCTACTGATACTCAATTCCCATATTGTGTTGAGGTTGAATCTGCTATTGATAGCATGATTCAAGTAGTACAAGATATTCTAGAAAATGGAACTGGTGCTGTTGATGCGACTCCTATTAATGCCAGCAAACCAGGAAATTGGACTTCACAGACTCCATATACAAACTACAACTTGATTGCTGATGCGGCACTTCCTGATGGAGAGTGTGACGATGTAGTTTCTTCCGTAGATTCTCTATATGATAACGTTGATGATGTATTAAATTCTCAGTTAGTAGCAAAATCACTTCCAGACTATATTGATGGGGAAAGTAAAGTATTCGAATTATATTGGGAAGATGGATCAGAAGTTAATACGGAAGAAGATGAAGATCTCTTCCTGACTATTAATGCTGTTCTACAAAGACCAAAATATAATGCTGATTATCCTGGCGAAGATTCTTACTATATTGATAGAACTACAATTCCAAACAAATTAGTATTTGATGTTGCTCCTATCTGGGATCAAGATTTTGGTGCTAAGAGCATTGGTGAACCTACTGCAGTTGAAAAAGTTATTGGACTTGGTGTTGGTAATTATAAACGTTTAACAATCGATTATGATCTAGTTAATGATGTTAGAACTGGTCCATTTTTGATTTTAGATGTTGAGGACAATACAGTACAGTCTATTGAAGATCAAGAGTATCTTTATGTCTTCTTAGATGGTGTTCTTCAGAGAGAAGGATATAGTTATGAAGTAGCTGGTCCAAATATTTACTTTAATGTTCCAATTAAGAAAGAAATGAAGATTGACATGCGTTACCTATATGGTAGAGATGTCGGTCAAATTCTTAACATCTATGATTTTGCTCCAGATTCATATTATGCGAAATCTTTTGTTACTATTGATACTACAGCAGGAATTGATACTTTCTTAGGATATTATTGGATGGGAAATCAGAGGGGTCTTCCAGTTCAAGCGTTCCAAGTAAGACAAGATGGAACATATAATGTTTTGGGAGAACTATCAAATATTCGTGGAGTTGGAAATCAATTACAGTTTGATTGTTTTGGTTATGAATGCGAACTCGACACATCTTTAGATATTATATTTGCTGTCAAAGGAAGATACGGATTAAACACACAAGTTTCTTTCTCAAATTATTCTATTACATATGAAACTGATGATAATAATAGAATTCTTCTTACGACAAATGATCAAGTTTGGTCTGGAACTTTATTAGGAAAAACTTATAGAAAACCATTTGTAAGTTTGTCTAATGGTGATAATATTAGAGTAGAAGGAGAAGATAAGTTCAGAAGAATTAGAAGACTTCCTGGTATAACGACCAGTAAAGAACAAAGACCACAAGAACAAGTTTCAAACTCCATGTTTGGATCGGTTGATGTTGAAAGATATAATGGCATTACTAGAGGAGAAGGTTTATCTGTTATAGCTATCTTAGAATATCAAAAGGATTCTCAAGGAGAATTTGTTCTTGATACTGAGGGAAGAAAGATTCCTACGGGCAGAATTGAGAAACTTGAATGGAACCAGCGTAGTTGGAATCCATTGACACAACCAACAGCGTATCAATATTTTACTCCACCAGTTTTACATTTTATACCAGAAGATGGAAATGGCGGTGGAGCAAGAGCAAATGTTCTTGTAAGTAAAGGTCAAGTAATTAGTGTAGACCTTTTGGATAGTGGTTCTGGTTATACAGAGGCACCAAAGGTTAGAGTTGCTAGACGTTATGATATTCTTGCAGATAGAGATATTGGTGTATCATTAATTAACGTTGGAGTCAATCCATACGTTCAAATATCTGGATTGGTTGCTTCATCAACCATTGATGTTATCAATCTACCAGAACCACGAGCGTTTACTTCATCTGCTATTGTTGCTGATAGTCCAGCAAGAGTTGATATTGATCTCACAGCAGAAATTCAGTTGATTCGTAACACAAGTGAAGAATTAACACTGTTTACATCAGAAATTCGTGCTGACAGACCTCAACCAACAGGCTCTGTACTCATTGATACATTTACAGCAACAAATCAATATATTTCTCAAGTTTCTGGTCGTGTTGCTGATATTATTAGCAATTCTGTTGTAACTGCTAGCAGACAAATTACTAGCACT